CCAAAATGCAAGACAGTGAACCGCGATTCGAGAATTCCCGTCGTACTCCTCCCTCTCAGGAGGAGTCGACCGTTCAGGAAATGGGCAACCTGGTAAACCAAGCCCCCACTTGTGCGACAGTGAAGTCGTTGATGAGCCTTTCGGCTCTTCAATGGCTTGAAGGGACCCCTTTATGGGATCCGACACTTGTCTTAACAACATACAATGAGATAAAAGAGCTCATTTCAAGTGGTACCTCGGCACCTCCTCTCGACTTACTCTCTATGGACTGTTTCACAAAAGCTGGTCACATGGTACAATGGTACAAAAATACTATTAAACTATGGAAGGCCTCCCTAAATGGGGGAGACTATGGCTGGCATGCGGACAAACAGTTGTCTCAAGGACTGGAAGGGGCTCTCTCTATGGGGGCTCAGTCTAAGTTGATGGGGCGTTTATGGGCATATGCGGAGCACGGATTGATGGAGAAGTTTCTTAAATGGAGCACGGCTACCCTATGGGCGTCTATGCTACACCAAGAAGAATTACCTCCTTGTCCGGACTTCGTGATCTCTACTAATGGGGAACGATTGGTTTTCCTCTATGAAGAGAAGAATTGGGTAAAGTTATGTAGGTCTACAAAAAATGCAACTGGGGACAAGAAATTTGGACAGGTTGTTAGACTAATGATCATACTTACTAAGGATATGTACATGACAAAGAACGCCTCACTCGCTGTCGACTCGTCATTTGTTGAGGAAAATCTGGCGAAACACAAGAAAATCATGTGTGAGCCAAAGACCGAAGACCCTCTCAGTGATCGTATGGAATGCCTCATTACAAAGGCTATCCAACAATGCGCTGATGATATCTTCGGGTACCTACCCAACCAAGATGAGCGAAAGGTCGTGAAATACGACGAAAAAACACAGCAATACAAAATCAACAAAAGACACAAACTTCACAGATCCATCCCACTGGAGGCTAGGCCTCCTTCTCGTCTCCCTTCCCTTGGTGCATCGGTCAATTGCGGCCGTCATCAGGGGGGGGCAGTTGGTGACCTCTTAAGGAACCATGGCGAGAAGTATACACTACCGGAACCCGAAGAGGGTTACCTACATTCATACTGTACATACAGGACTGAATACGTGGACGTACGCACTACTCACGACCCAGAACTTTATACTGAGGCGGAGAACCGCTCGCGGAAGGCAGCTTATGCTCGATTAACAGTCGAAGCACAGGTTGTTCCTCTGCTGGAAGCGTTTAAAGTGCGGACGATCACGAAGGGTGATGCGGACCAATATCATCTGGCGCGCCGGTGGCAAAAGGTTATACATGGGGTTATGAGGAAACAACTTAACTGTAGACTAATCGGGCAACCGTGTAATGCAGCGCTTCTTTCTCAGACATTCGGGAACTCCCCCTACTTCTCTTGCGAGGATAAGGAGGGTTTCTTCGTATCTGGGGACTACGAATCTGCCACAGACCTTCTTCACCCCTTCCTTTCGGAGGTGGCGAATGAAGCCATCTGTCAACGTCTACGTATTCCGTTAGAGGACCAATGGGTCCTGAAACAGTGCTTAACTGGGCACGAGCTAAAATACTCTAAAAAGGGGACTCTATACAAACAACAATGGGGTCAACTGATGGGTTCACCGAGCTCTTTTCCTATTCTTTGCCTTATTAACTTGGCAGCCACGAAGGTGGCCTATGAAGAATACTTCCGATCTATCGGGGTTCTAAAGGAAAACGAGTTCACAGTACTAGAGGAGCTACCTATGGTGGTGAATGGGGATGACATACTTTATTGGTGTTATTCACAGGAACATTA